CCACTCATACCTATTAAAGATGCAAGGAAACTTGCTTTATCAGTAATTGCAGAAATAGCCCAATCAGTTGAATATAACTTAAAATTTAAAGGTAGACATACATTGATAATTCCACAACAGTCTAATACTTTTTCTATGATTGGTGTAAAGTTAATAGTCTCAACAGTTTTTGCAGGTCTAATAACATCTGTAGTTATCCACCATTGTTCAGATAATCTAGAAGGACATAATGTAGTTCCTGTAAAACAGTTATAAACATCTAAAACTAATTTGTTTAGAGATTGCCAATTAGCTCCTGGTTTTTTTCTACCATAAATTAAAGCAGATTTTCTTATAAAGTAATCTGATTTGCTAGCAAGTAACCCATTACAACAAGTTATTCCAAAACAAGAGAATATGTCTCCCACTAAGTCTGACATATTAATAAAGGCACCTTGATTAACAAGTTTATGTTGCCCTTTGTAAATTGTCTCTGAAATAATATTTATTCTTTTCATGTTTTTATTTTTTTATTGAATTTTTTATTTTAATTATTTAATATTAAGGAATTATTGTACAATTTTTTGTAAGTAAAATAGTTTCTAAATTAGTTCCTGTAATTGAATTAGAGTTTCCTGGAAAAAATGTAGTACAAGTAGGAGAAAAAGCAGTTTGAGCATTTGCCCAAGGTTCACTAGATGTATATCCTGCAGTTGTCATTTGGTTACTACTTAAACCTAAATTAATTAAACCTGTTGGCAATATAATTGAAGGATTAAATATTACTATATTATTATTATCTAATCTTAACTCTAACAAATTAGTCGGCAAGGCAATTGTTGGATTAAATGTTATAATTTGATTATTAATTAAATTTAAAAATGTTAAACTATTTGGTAAAGCAATTGAAGGATTAAATGTTACTATATTATTATTATCTAAATTTAAAAATGTTAAACTATTTGGTAAGGCAATTGTAGGGTTAAATGTTGTTATATTATTATTATCTAAATTTAAAAATGTTAAACTATTTGGTAATGCAATTGTTGGATTAAAAGTTGTTATATTATTATTAGTTAATAATATTACTAGTAATCCTGAAGGCAATGCAACTAGAGGGTTAAAAGTTACAATTTGATTATTATCTAATCTCAATTCAGTTAAACTACTTGGCAAAGCAATACTAGGGCTAAATGTTACAATTTGATTGTTATTTAATCTTATTTGAGTTACAGTAGATGGTAAAGGAATTAATGGGTTAAATGTTACAATTTGATTATTATCTAATCTTATTTGGGTTAAACTACTATTAAACCCTCCAATCTTTTCTACTAAAGTAACATTTTTATTAGTTAAATTAAGAACTGTTACTCCATTTACTATTATATCAGCTTTTAATCTATTACCCGTTAAATCAAAAGAACTTATTACTACAGACGTAGCCCCTAAATCATTAGTTAACCAATCTTCAAAAGTAGCTTGGTCACTTACAGGTACTGTTCCTACTAAACGCCAATCTGCTGTTATATCAAAATTATAAAGAGGTCCTGGTGGCACTACAGGTCCACAACAATCTAATAGTTCACAACAAGTGAGAACTTTAATTATTATATTTGTAAAGTTGATAGTTTCAATAGTTTGTTTTGGCCTGATTACATCAGTAGTAATCCACCACTGTTCTTGAGTACTAGAACACAAAGTTGTATTTGCACAACAATTATAAACATCTAAAATTAACTCATTTAAAGACCTCCAATTGGGTCCAGGTTTTTTCCTTCCTCTTAGTAAATAAGTTTTTCTAATAAAAAAATCTGCCTTGTTTTCACAACAAGGAATACTAAAACAAGTAAAAATGTCATTGACAATGTTTGTTAAATTTACAAAGGAACCTTGATTAACTTGTTTTATTTGACCTTTATAAATTGCCTCTGAAATAATATTTATTTTTTTCAAGTATTTATATTTTATATAGTTATTTAAAATAACATGTAAATTTAAAAAATAATTTTAAATTTATTGTTTTTAATTTTTATTTTTTTTTATTTATAAAAAAATAGGTGGCAAAGAAATCTCTACCACCTACCCACACAAAACAACAGATATATTAATTTAAATTAATATATTTTATTAGTATAATTTATCCAATACAATCAAGACTAATTGTTTTTCCGCAAGGTCCTGTAGTAACAAATGCATTTAGTACTCCTTCTACAGATGTTTGAGTTGTAGTATCTCCCTCAGGAACTAAAATTGTAGTTATAAACTTAGGTGCCCATTTTTGACTGTTAGCATCTTCATTAGTAGATGTTGAATGGTGTCCTAGTGAATACTGGCAATATGATTCTTCACAATCTACTAGCAAATTTTTAGTTCTTGAAACTTCTAGTTGAGCATAGTAAGGAGCTCCTGTAGTTTCAACTTCATTGTTCAAACCATCAAAACCTGTACCACCTGGCATTTCCATATACTCTTCCCACTGCAAATCTGCACCTACTCCTTTAGGCATTGCTAAAGCTGTTAAATCTTGAGCTACAAGTGTACTATTTGGTGCCCAACCTGAATTTAGAATAGTTTGGATAGAACCAATAGTGTATCTCTGCATAATGCTTTCAGCTTTAGGAAAACAACCACACTCTTGAGTATTAACTTTGAAAGTTATTTCAAAACCTGCAGCGTAAGTAATTCCATTAACTGTAAGACCTGCACCTGTAATAGTAGAAACTGAATCTACATATGTTTTTAATAATTCATTTTCTTCAATTTCTGTAATAAATTTATCTCTCAAATCATCTACATCTGGAGTATAATCACAATCACCATCACATGAAGGACAAACTTCTGATTGTACAGAAATTAGTTCTACATGGAATCTATTTTCTGGATAGAAAAAGTTCAATGTTGGATCACGTAATTGAACACCAATTGCATAATTAGTAGAGCAATCAATACAAGAGAAATAAAATGAAGCAGTATTTGAGCTACCTTCTTGTGGAGCATCTACATTAGCATAATCAATAAGACATGAAGAAATATTTTCTCCATTACTTAGTCTTACTTTTTTAGACTTTGTAGCTTGACCAGTAACAGTACCTACACCTATTGCAATAAAAATTTCTTTTACTCCTACAATAGTAGAAGCATTTACTGCAGTATTAGTTGCAGTGTTAAAAAATCCAATTTGACCTGGAGCCAAATTGTACCATTTGTTTACTGCATCGTACAAAGCTGTACCAGTTGTAACAATAGCAGTATTTCCTTTGGTTGGAAGGAAAATAGTTTTTTGAATTCTAGTTGACATAATTTATTTATTTAAAGTTTTTTAATATTATATTTTTGATATGTTTAAAATTTTATTTAATTGAGATTCAAAATCTATAGTGTTTCCGACATCTCTCATTGCAATTAATACTGCAATATCTATTATTTTGTTTGCTTGGAATGTAGAGTCAATTTCTATATCTCTTTGAACTGCTGGAGTTCCATTAGGTAAGTTATAAGTTCCACCTCCATTTAAGAAATCTTGTGGGTTACCTGGCCTTAAAGGCTTTCTGATATAAGTTAGAAATACTTTTTCTATATCAAAATCTTCGTAATAAAGATATAATTTGTTTCCTGAAAGATCTAAATTTACTCGTTCAAAAGTAAATGAAGAATTAAACATAGGATCATTTACATATATATCATCTTTCTGAATAATGTAATTTTTTATTTTCTTTTTATTCTCACATTTTTCATTTTTACACAAAGAATATGATTCTAAATATCTATAATAATCATCAGGCAAATTTGCAGTATAATACTCATCAGTTACTTTAATGACAGGTATTTCTAGGTCTTTAATTTCTAACTGCCTAATGTCATCTCTGCGCTTTTGATTTAACTCTAATTGCTCACAAATATTTTCAACATAAATTATATAGGCCTCAAATATGTACTCATCAATCTGAGGTATAAGAAAATTTGCATTTCTTAATCCATCTACTTTATTAGCGTGTTGTTTAAATTTATAGTGGGCTTCTTTTATAGAATACATTACTTCATCTTAGCTTTTAAAGCCTCCTCTAAAGTCAACAATAATGCAGAATTTTCTGGTTTAGATAAGAAGTCTACAATATGTATTGTGTCAGTAGCAAGAGTCTCTCCATTAAATAATACTTTTGTACTTTCTTTTCTTAATATTGCATATTGAAACAACTGCTCTGTTAAAACTGTTAATTCTAATTTTGCTTTATTTTTAGGGTCTGATAATTCTAAGAATAAATCTTGTATAGCTGTTAGTGTTTCTCTAGAAGAATTTTCTGTAATTTTAGAGTAAAGTAAATCTTCTACAATAACTTCTTTTTCTTCACCTGTTAATTTTATTCCTAACGCTGTAGACATATTTTTCTTTTGAGTCTTAGTAAGTCCTTCAAATCTAGCATGTAGTTTACTAACTCTTTCTCTCTTGGTTTCTCTAACTATAGCATCTGCCTCTTCATCTGCAATAATCCATTCTGCTGTTGGGTGTTTTGACAAATTATTTTCTCCAACAATTGTCATAGGGTCTGCAGTCATAATAGCATAAACTAATTCATCTAAAGGATTCTTTAAGTCTAATATACTTATATCTCTTCCTAGTTTTGCTTTGCAATTTTTATTAGTAAAAAATGGATCTAATCTATTTGATGAATCTGCTTCTGAGATTTTTAATCCAGTTATTTCATCATTAAATCCTAATTTTTTTACTAAAGTATTTATTTCTTCTTTAGTATATCTAGCATTAATAGGTCCTAAATTATATTGATAAGTTGCTTTATCAAATCTAGGTCTAATAGTATTACTATTAGCTAAGAAGGCATAGGTTTCTCCAATTTGTTTATAGGAGGGATCAATATTTACCTGCCAATGTTTATTTTTTAAAATATTAGGGTAAATTTTTACTTTCTGTGGTCTTGTTGTGTTTGACATATTGTTTGTTTTTTTGTGTGTTTATGTTTAGTGTGAAGAATGGAGTTGAACCATTTTGAGTTAGATTCCTGTAATCTACTTCACTATAAAAAGGGGTGATTAATGGGCTCACCCCTTGAAACCCTAAAGGAATTTATTTTCCTCTCAACGCTGCAGGGATTAATTCCCCACACTTAGTAACATCTTTTACAAGGATACCAGCATCTTCCATTCTGTGTACAGTCCAGAAGTCACCAGCATGAGACATTAATGCTCCTTGACTATTTCCATAAGGGTTAGATAAACCACCTGTGTAACCATAAGCAACATCTCTTGAAGATTTCAAATAAGCAATGTTTTTACCAAAGCCATCACCTAAACCATAGTTTATAAATGTAAATCTTGAAGATTCTGCTGGATAACCATTCTCATCTAGGATAGTGTTGAAAGTTACGTCATCATAAGCTTTCATGTGCATAACTGTCAATGAACCACCAAATTTCAATTTGTATTGAGTGTATGGAGTTTCAGTATAAGACAATCCTGTTGGACCACCTGGTACCAATGAAGCACCATCAGTTTTGATGAAATAATCTTTCATATCTTTGAAGAAACCTTGAGTTATTTGATTGATAGCCTCATCAAACAATCTTAGTCCTATTTCACCTGTCCACATTACAACATTACGTTGGTCATAAGCTACTCTACCAAAGAATATATCTTGCAAAAAGTCTTTAACTAGACCTATTGTGAAAGTGTTATAAAATTCTCTATAACCATCTTCTAGTATTTCTTGAAGACCTGGACCTTGATTAACATAGTAACCTGTAGACTCATCAACTACTGTAGAACTACTTCTTTGATACATCAAGTGAAGTTCTTTTTCCATTTCAAATTCTTTGTTGAATTT